TCCCTGCAAACTCTCAGATTATTGACTGTGTGATTGACGTTATCACCGCAGCAAGTGGCACAACTAACCTTAGTGTCGGTGACACTGTGGGTGGCGCAGCTACAATCCTGAACACTTTTGCAAGTGGGACATCTGCTGGACGTAAGTACCCAACAACTCAGGCTGGCGCTGCATTAGCTTGGCAGGACACTGGTACAGCAGACATTCGTTTGACTGTGACAGCTTCTGCTGCAACAAACGCGGGTCTTGTTCGTTTTACAATCCTGTATCAGCAGAACAACAACCTTGCTTAATAGGAGGGCGGAATGGCTGCTTCTATCACAGCAAAAACAGTTACAGCTACCGGAACAGTGCTGGGTGGTAGAACTCGTTTAAAAGCTTTCTATGTAAAGACAGCTTCTAGCGGTTCACCTGCGGTGGTGTTTAAAAACGGCAGTGCCGGTGCAACTCTATTGTCGATGGTGTTTCACACATCCGACGACAATCAGATCACCATACCTGACCACGGTATGATCTTCGATGATGAGTGTCATGTGACACTTACCAATGTAGATTCGCTTACTGGATTCTTTGGCTAATGGCTAGAAAACCAGCCAAGATGCCAAGTCGTAATAAGAAAAATTTCCGCTCTACAAAATCTGGAGCGGGAATGACCAAGGCTGGTGTGGCGGCGTACCGCCGCGCCAACCCCGGGTCAAAGTTAAAGACCGCTGTTACTGGTAAAGTAAAGAAGGGGTCAGAAGCTGCTAAACGTCGTTCTTCATATTGTAGCCGTTCAAAAGGGCAGATGAAGATGCATAATATTAATTGCAGCAAAACACCTAAAAAACGTATTTGCGCTGCACGGCGGAGGTGGAAGTGCTAATGGACAATAAGATATTTATTGTAGCCCTGTTGGGCTTTTGTGGGTGGATTGGTATGTCTGTCACAGACTTAAAAACCGAAGTCGCAGTGGTTAACATGAAGGTCACGGAAAACCACAAGATGTTAAGCGTTTTGTGGGATGATTTCTTGGAGAAGAAAAATGACAATCTCGCGTGGATCAATGGCGAAGCAAATATCAAAGCCACCGCAAAGACGAAAAAGACCATCCAGTAATCCCAGAGTTGCTAGGGGGTGCGGCACTGTTTTAAATGACAGAAGAAAAGTAACTAAACGTGCGAGAAGGAAAAAAAGGAATGGCTAAAGATGCATGTTACAGCAAGGTTAAGCGCCGCTATAAGGTCTTCCCGTCAGCGTATGCAAGCGGGGCAATCGCCAAGTGCCGGAAAGTCGGCGCAGCCAATTGGGGAAACAGCAAGAAAAAAGCAAAAGGGGGAACATTTAAATACCGAACAACCAAGATATATTGATAGCGGCCCTATAGTTTTAAGACCATGATTGAGTTCGTTTTAGCTGTGTACTTAAACGGTAAGTTGATTGATAGCACACAACGATTTAGAGATATGGACCGATGTTTATACTTTTCGTCCAAACTTTCAAGACAATCTCCTGTTCCTACGGGCGATGGCAAAAGATTGAAGATGCATGCGATTTGTAAACCTACACCAAAGAGATAGTTATGGAACCAATATCAACGGCCTTGGCTGGAATAGCTTTAGTTAAGAGCGCCGTTGACGGTATTAAAAGTGCCATTGGCACAGCTAATGATATAGGAGACATCGCGGGTCAGATAGATGCTTTGTTTACAGGTCAAAAGCAGGTAAACGAGGCTAGGAATAAAAAGTCTGGCGTTGGGCTGACAGATCAGTTTGGTGTAGAGTCCGTTGCTCGTGAGATGATCGATGCTAAGTTAGCGGCGGAAAAGCTACAAGAAGTAGCTACTATGGTGAATATGCGCTTTGGACCGAATACATGGAAGAATATTTTAGAAGAAAGACAAAAAAGGATACAAGAAGCAAAAGAGGCTGTGGCGGCAGAGCGTAGGCGAAAGCTACAAAAGTCCAGAGAATTTGAAGAACTGATAAAGCAAATTGTTCTTGTCGCTAGTATTATAGTTATTTCTCTTGGTTTATTTGTTTATTTGTTTGCAGTTATTCAGTAAGTATGGATGAGATATGGCAGTACGAAAGACTAAAAAGGGAGCGGCCCTTAAACGGTGGTTCAAAGAGGACTGGAAGGATGTTCGCACGGGCAAAGCGTGTGGGCGTGGCAAGGGTGAAAAACGGGGTACTCCATATTGCCGCCCCTCTAAGCGCGTGTCTTCTAAGACCCCTAAGACATCCAAAGAAATGACAGCAGCCGAAAAACGTAGTAGAATATCACAAAAGAAGAGACTAGGACAGCCAGCGGGTAAGCCACGCAGAGTAAAATCTTTAAGAAGGAAAAAATAATGGCTCTTTCAGGATCCAGAAACTTCGAGCTAAACGTCGCTGAAATTATCGAAGAGGCGTATGAGCGGTGTGGGTTAGAGGCTCGTACTGGTTATGACTTTAAAACAGCAAGGCGGTCTCTTAATTTGATGTTTGCTGACTGGGCTAACAGGGGTCTTAACCTGTGGACTGTTAAGCAAGGCACACAGGCTCTGACATCAGGAACAGCGACATACACTTTCACAGCGGATTACACCGACTTGTTAGAAGTAGTAATACGTCGCAGTGGCACAGACTTTGAGTTATCGCGGATGTCTAGGGGTGATTACTTAACACTACCTGCGAAAACAACAGAAGGCCGTCCGAGTCAGTATTTTTATAACCGTCAAACACTGCCGCAGGTGACGCTGTGGCCTACCCCAGATAATTCCACAGATACTTTAATTTACTATTTTGTGCAGCGGATGGATGACGCAGACACTTTAGTTAATACGGCAGATGCACCGTTTCGGTTCTATCCTTGTATGGTTGCGGGTCTAGCTTATTACGTCGCGATGAAGAAAGCCCCGGATAGAATCCAGCTTTTAAAATCGGTGTACGAAGAAGAGTTTCAACGTGCAGCAGATGAGGACGAGGACAGGGTGCCGCTGAAGCTTCAGCCAAGTATTCAATATCTTCGGGTTAATTAATGGCAAGACATGCATCTGGTAAAAGGGCTTGGGGTCTTTCGGATCGTTCCGGGTTTCGGTATCGTCTTGCAGAGATGTTGGTTGAGTGGAATGGTCTTAAAGTTGGACCAGACGAGTACGAAGAAAAACACCCACAACTAAATCCACGCAGAATAGGGCCGGACCCACAGGCTCTTTTACAACCTAGACCGGACACAGCCACCGAGGTAGCTGGTCAGGTTCTTTTAGTGATGAACCCCTTTCAGTCAGGGAGTGCGGGTTCTTCTGTGATTACTGTGTTTGAACCATCTCATGGACGCAGCACAGCTAATGTTGTTATTTTCCGTAAAACACAAGCATTTGACGGTTTTTCCACAACCGTTTTGAACAAAGCTGCGGGGTACACAATCACCGTTGTTGATGCCAATTCGTATACAATCACAGTTATTGGCGAAACAGCAACCATTGGCGGCACAAGAGGCGGAGGCGGAGTTGCAACCGCTGCCGCTGGTGTGGCAACAACATCATCGACGTTTGATTCGATAAGTGTTACATTCGATTCGGCAAGCGAGACTTTTGACGAGGCTTAAATGGCAAAACAAGCAGTAGGAATTGGAACATCAGCTAATGATGGAACGGGTGATACCCTTCGCGCAGGCGCGGACAAGATAAACGATAACTTCGATGAAATCTACAGTGCGTTAGGTAATGGAACCACGCTTACGGATATTATCGACACAAACGGCGTTCTTGACGTTAGTCAAGGCGCTAATAAGATCGTTTTCTACTATGCGGCTTTTAGTGACCTACCCAGTGCATCAACATATCACGGGGCTATTGCTCATGTTCATGCGCTCGGAGCGATGTATTTCGCTCACGGCGGAGCTTGGGTACGTTTAAATGATGAAGCAAGCGGTCCTGTAACCAAATACACCGCTGGCGTAAATGGATCCACCGCGTATACCTTTACTGGTCCCGGGGCAACGTCAGGCAATAATCCAAACTTTACCTTCTACAAGGGACACACATACCTAATTGACAACTCAGCTAATGTAGGTAGCCATCCTTTGCAGATTAGAACATCTAATGGCGGCTCTGCTTTTACAACAGGGGTGACAGATAACTACAATTCTACAACCGGGTTAACACAGTTTATTGTTCCGCATGAGCCAAGCGATACCTCTTTAGTGTATCAGTGCACTAACCATAGCGGTATGGTTGGCAACATAACAATAGTATAGTGAGCAGGTGAAATGTCGTTTACATACACAGAGCTACAAGACGCAGTTAAAGATTTTACAGAGAACGAGGAAACCTCTTTTGTAACTAATCTGCCTGTGTTTATTCGTGGCGCAGAAGACCGTATTTTTACACTGGTTGACTTAGAACTATTTAGGAAAAATGCTACCTCACAGTTAACAGCCAGTGACCCCTACTTAAATGTCCCTAACGATTATTTATCACCTTTTTCCTTTCAGGTTACAACAGCCAACTATAAAGAGTTCTTGGATATTAAGGATGTAAACTTTATCCAGCGTTACTCAATTGACTATGGCAGTAACGCTGTCCCAAAATACTATGGTATTTTTGATATAGACAACTTTATTGTAGGTCCTACACCAGATCAGGCGTATACGGTAGAGCTTCATTATTATTATAGACCAGCCAGCATCACGGCTGGCGCAGGTACAGGCAACACTTGGCTCAGTACCAACGCTCCTAATGCCCTTCTTTACGGTTCACTTGTAGAAGCGTATACTTACATGAAGGGTGAACAGGATATGATGCAACTGTATGAGCAAAGGTTCATGCAGGAAATACAACGCTTAAAGGATTTGGCTGAAGCTAGAGAGAATAGTGATGCCTACAGGAGAGGTCTACCTGATAGGCCACGCACTTAAACAGGAGTAAGAACGATGGCAACATCAAACGCAGCGACCAACTACCTAGAGAGAAGGGTTCTTGACTTCATATTTAAGAACAATTCACTCTCTTTTGCTACGCCAAATAACGATATTTATGTTGGCCTAGCAACTGCCGTGTCAAACGCGGAGGCCGGAAATGTTACAGAAGTACAGGTAGACACAGACGATGCCAACTATACAAGGCAGCAAGTCACCGCAGCAAACTGGAAACAGTCAACAACAACCGTAGCGGTTGCTCTGACAAACAGCGCAACAGAAGTTATATTGACAGACGCAGAAGCGTTCCCGTCATCCGGCGCTGTTGTTATTAACGATGAAATCATCACCTACACTGGTAAAGATGGCACAGCTACCGCAAATACAAACGGAGCGGTTAGCTCATCAGCCAACGTAGCGGTCGATGGGAACAGCGGCACTATTACTGTTGGTATGGTTGTTACTGGTACAGGTATATCTGGCACAGTAAGAGTGGCTACTGTCACAAACCAAAACAACATTGTTTTGAGTTCGGCAGTTTCCATTAGTGATAATGTGGCGCTAAACTTTGACGGCACAAACACTCTTACAGGTGGTACACGAGGAACATCTAGCACAACTGCCGCCGCGCACAGCGCAGCAGACGTTGTTGTTTGTGATACTCAACGAGTGATTAACGACAACAATGTTGAGTACGCCGCCGCCGCTGGAACCGCCTCTACTTACACAGTTACTACAGCTTTTATCGCGGACAAGAACATTGCTACGGCAACTGTCAATGGCGCAGTTAGCTCATCAGCCAATGTGACGGTTGATGCAAATAACGGAACAATTGCTGTAGGCGATGTTGTTACAGGAACTGGCATCAGCGGTGTTGTGCGAGTAGCTACAGTAAATAGCCAGACCAGTATTGTTCTGGATACTGCTGTGTCAATCTCAGACAATGTACTGCTGACCTTTGACGGTTCAAACATTCTGTTCGTTGGTACATTGGACGCAAGTAAGACAATAGCAGTTGGCGATATATTCCGTATTAACGCAGGGAACTTGTCAATCGAGTTGAAGTAATGGCCCTTGTACTTAAAGATCGTGTCAAAGAGACAACCACAACCACAGGCACTGGCACATATACGTTAGCTGGTGCTTTGACTGGTTTTGAGCCTTTTAGTCAAGTGGGTGATGGTAACACAACCTATTACACATGCACTGACGGGACTGATTTTGAGACAGGCATTGGGACTTTTACTTTATCTGGGACGACTCTTGCTCGTACCACTATATTGCAGTCCAGTAACTCAGATAATGCTGTTAGCTGGTCGTCTGGTACTAGAACAATATTTTGTACGTTGCCAGCAGAAAAGATGATATTTAATGATGCAACTGGCAGTCCTGTTAATTTCACAGATAACTCGCTGGCATTTGCAATAGCGTTAGGATAGGAAAATGGCAAACGCATTTAAAACATTCACGGCGCAAAACATTGATACGTCATCGTCCAAAGCTACCTTGTACACTTGCCCCGCCGATACAGAAACTACAATCATTGGCCTCAACATTGCTAATATCTTGTCCGTTTCCATAACCGTTACGGTTGAGCTACTGGATGGCGGAAGCACCATTACTCATGTGGTTAAAGATGCAATCGTGCCTGTTGGATCATCTCTGGTGGCAGTCGGAGGGCCTCAGAAAATTGTTATGAATGCTACTGACGTATTAAAAGTTTATGGCTCACAGACTAACTGCTGTGATGCAGTCCTGAGTGTGCTGGAGATTACATAATGGCACTTAGCACTATTGGCACTAACCAGATTGCAAGCGAAGCAGTCACTGTACCGAAGGTGACTGACCAAGTTTTGTCTAGCAGAAATTTCATCATCAATGGCGATTTTCAGTGTTGGCAAAGAGCCACCGCAGCTACAGCGGGTGTAAATAATACACTTAACACAACAGATAGATGGGGTTGGTTATTGAGTAATGACGGTGCGGTTACTTCTGAACAATCAACTGATACGCCGACAGGCACAGGCTATTCGTTTCTTCTAAAATGTACAACGGCAGATACAAGTCTTGCCGCTGGTCAGTATGCTGGTCTTTATCACAACATAGAGGCACAAAACCTTCAATCTCTACAGTATGGAAGTTCGTCTGCAAAAACGATAACTCTATCATTTTGGGTCAAGTCTAATAAAACAGGAACTTACACAGTAGCTTTATATAAAGCCTTTAATACACCATACATAATTCCTAATGAGTACACAATTAGCAGTGCAAATACTTGGGAAAAGAAAACAATTACTATAACCCCGACCGCTGGCAGCACATCCTTTATTACAGCATCAGGAGGGGCATTTCTTAATAACAATACATTAGGATTTCAAGTTGCATTTAATCTCGCATTTGGTTCAACATTTCACGGCACTAATAATACTTGGTCGTCTAATGCATCGCATTACAGTACATCTAATGCGGTTAACTGGATGGATAGCACAAGTAATAACTTTTACTTATCCCAAGTCCAGCTTGAAATCGGAGATACAGCCACACCCTTTGAGCATGAGAACTTTGGAACTACGTTAGCTAAGTGTCTGCGATATTTCTACAAAAAGGTAGCAGACCCAAGTGGTGAAGACAATATACTTGTGTCATCCGATTACAACAACTCTACAAGTAATTTTTATATGACATTTTTCTATAAAGAAACAATGAGGGCAAAACCAGCTTACGGTAATGCTTCTGGATGGGTAACTCAATCTCCCACATTTATAGCTGAAGGTTTTGAATGGACTACGTTTGGCTTTACGAATGGTGGTGCTTATATGGATAGAAGCACAACATTTACGCTAGATTCGGAGTTGTAAAAATGGATATTACAGCAGCAAAATATAAACCTAATCACCCTATCACAGGGGGAGCGAGCAAAGGCGTAATTGCTACGGTTGATGGAAACGAACTTTCCATTCCAGCAGACCCAGCCAACCGACACTACGCAGAAATCATGCGCCAAGTAGCTGCTGGCACTCTAACCATAGAGGATGCAGATTAATGGCATATCTTGGGCCACCACCATCACAGAAACTAGCAACTCCTACTAGCCAGTATTTTAGTGGGAACGGTTCTGCTACGGCCTTCACACTGAACCGTCCGGTTAATGTGGCTGAAGACCTGAACGTGTTTGTGAATAACGTGGCTCAACAGCCGGGTTCTGGAAAGTCCTATACTGCCACAGGAACTACACTAACATTCGATGCAGCACCTGACGCTGGGACAAACAATGTATACGTTGTATACCGAGGTCTGGCAGAGCCAACAACAAGATTAGAGCATCCTTCTGGTCAGCCTCTTGCTGCTACCACTGGTACGTTTAGTGGTAATGTTGGTGTAGGCGCTGCATCTGATACTGGTGAAAATCATTTACAATTTACTAATAATGCTGTGACTGCTTTTGTGGGAGTAGAGGGCAGCAGTGGAAATAGATTTTTAGGTTCAGCAACAAACAATGCGTTCTTTGGTACAACGGGTGCAGATGGTCTTGAGTTAGCGACAAACAACAATGTCAGAATGGTTGTTGACAGTTCAGGCCGTGTCACGATGCCAGTGCAACCGTACTTTTTTGCTGGAAGCACTCATACAGGAACATTGCTTTCCACGGGTGTCTGTCCCTATAATACTGTTACTCATAATGTTGGAAATCACTATAATGGTAGTAATTATACCTTTACAGCGCCTGTTGCTGGAAGATACTTATTTACTATATCTGCACTAAATTATCCAAATGCATCAAGTTCTGGAGAATTATATTTTTCGATTAATGGTGGTGGCTATACAGCGCTAATGAGATTTCAGAACATTGCTAATCAGCAATCTATTACTGGTTCAGCTATATTAAATTTGTCGGTCAATGACACTGTAAAGGTATATGGATCTTTGTATTTTTACGCCGCTGGTGGTCACGGTCACCTTTCGGGGATGCTTTTAGGATAAGCGTATAAATAATTTTAACTAGGAGTAAAAACAATGCCAGATATCACAGTGGTCCTTACAGACACACAGAACAAGTGCATGGAATACGCCTCTGTATCGGTTCAGGACTGGGCCGACAATGCGCTTCATAATCGCGCTCGTATTGCACAAGAAGAAATCATTGCCGCGTTAGTGGCACACTGTAACGAAAACGAAATTGCTATTGCCACAGGCGCTGACGCACAAGTGACACAAGCCTTTGAGTTAGGCGTTGTTAAGACAGCAGCAAAACGAAACGAAGAAGCATTGGCTAGTTTGGCGGAGTAACTAGATGCCTATATCTAAAATGCAATCAGACTCTTTTGCTTCCGGCGTAGGCGGGAAGGTGTTGCAAGTTGTTTATGCAGAATATAACACAACAAGTACAATTTCTTCTGCATCAAGCGTAGATACTGGGTTTGACATACTTTCGTTGGCTATAACACCATCATCTAATAGCAGTAAGGTACTTATACTTGCTAAAGGCACAATGGGTGGACTGGGTATTGATTATGATATGTCGTGGAGTTTAAAGAGAGGCAGTTCACGCATTGGCGGTAATACAAACGCTACCAACTTTTTAGGAACAAATGTTCACTCTAGTGGTGGTGGGCCAAATGAGGGGCCGACCACAATGAACTTTCAGTATCTTGATTCCCCAGCAACTACAAGTGCAACGACATACACGTTGGAAGCGTTGACCGGAGAAAGTTCAAATTACTATATCAACAGGGGTAACGGAGTAAGTTCAGCAAGAACGTGGGCTAATTCTGGAAACTGTACCTTAACCCTCATAGAAATCGCGGTATAAAAAATGGCATACATAGGTATAGACCCAAATGTAGGTGACATAACATTCCAGAAGTTTACTGGAACAGGGAGCGCCACTGCCTTCACTTTATCGCAGCATGTTGTGAGCGGTGAGGCTATTGTCGTGACTATAGGAAACGTGGTTCAGGAACCGGGGTCTAGCGCAGCTTATACAGCACAGGCAAACACTCTTACATTCTCCGCAGCCCCTGCAAACGGTGACATCATTACTGTGCGCTACTTTGGTCGCGCCGTAGACCAGCCAACCAGTTACGCCATGCAGCTATTTAAGTATGTGGCTACAGCAAGCCAGACTGCGTTTACTGGCGCAGACAGCACTGGTGCTATACTGGCGATTAGCGGCAATGACGTAGATGTTTACTTAAACGGTGTGCATCTGGATAGCTCAGATTTCACAGCTAGTGGTGGGGACACAATAACACTAGGGACAGGCGCAGCTTTAAACGATGAGTTAGTCATTAGAGCCTATCGCGCATTCAGCGTAACTGATACAGTGAGTAAGGCTTCTGGGGGTACGTTTGCTGGGGAGATAACAGCGCCGCAGTTCCAGACAACAAACACAACAGTCGATACGGCTGTGTTCCGCACAAACGGTCAGAGCGTAACAGAGAACACAACAATAGGGTCAACCAAGAACGCCTTGGCGATTGGCCCTCTAACGATAGGTTCGTCAACCACGATTACGGTTAACGGCAACCTAACAATACTGTGAGGCATAGATGGCTTCGACAATAAATGTAGACAAGATTGCTGAAGCTACCAGTGGTAGCGGTGTGCATATCCCGGGTCATGTGATTCAAGCACAAACTTTTCAAGGCTATAACGGAGATGGTACTCATACTACTCTTGCAGTATCCTCAACAACTTTTGGTGCAACTGCGGCTGCGGTAACAATAACACCAAAATATTCTTCCAGTAAAATACTTGTTACCTTTCATGGTCAAGGATTTTATCAAGATGGGGTTGTTGCTAACGCAGTTAAAATGGCACTATATAAAAATGTATCTGGCGGTTCTTTCGCGGCTGTCTCTGGACTCCCATCTGGTCAAGTTAGTAGACACATTGCATATTTCAATGCTTCTACTGCTTCATCATTGTTTCAGTGTTCTTTTCAGCATTTAGATTCGCCTGCAACCACAAATGCACTAATTTATAAAATATATGTTGCAAGATTAGGTGGTAGCGGGGCTGCGACAATACTTGCAAACCCAGATGATAGTTTTAGTATTACTGCGATGGAGATTGCACAATGAGTAAGCTATTTGTGGATGACATTGTTGAGAAGACCAGCGGTCATGGTGTGAGCATTCCGGGTCATGTGATTCAGGTTGTGCGTAAGGACCCAACTGCTGATTGGTCGGCCACCCGTTGGTCTGGCACGGGTACATCCTACTCCAAGGGATTTATGGAGTTAACCATCACGCCAAAAGAAACAAGCAGCCTAATAATCATTCGGGCTGATTTCATGGGATACATGGGTTCCGGTGCTTCTTATTTTTATCACACTTTGAAAAGAAACGTGTCGGGTGGTTCGTCAACGGATTTGGGATTGACAACAAATACAGCAGGATTGGTTTGTAATCAGCTAAATAGCTGGAACACACAACACATGAATTATGTAGATGCTCCGAACACAACAAGCGCAATTACTTATGAACTTTGGCACAGAAATCACGCCTCTAGTGGGACAAGCTATGTCGGTTGGGTGGCTACATCTGGCAATACGCACGACATGTGTTTCATGGAACTTATGGAGATTGCACAATGACAAGCATCTTGAAAGTCTCCGAAATCCAAGACCCGACTAACGGGAATACTGCGCTGACGGTTGATACCAGTGGGCGTATTCTTACTCCAGCTAGACCTAACTTTAGAG